ATACGTCAGAAGCAAAAAATTGCTGAAGATGGTGGCAAGCCTTGACTGCCAAGCCTGCGGGTCAGGACACATGGTCCAAGCAGCACACACAAACTGGGGTGGCGGCAAGGGCAGAGGAATCAAAGCGGATGACAATCTAGTGGCGGCTTTATGCCTGAAATGCCATTACGAGATTGACCAAGGGAAAACACTAAGCAAACAGGAAAGGCAAGACTTATGGCAAAAGGCGCATATTGCAACCATTGCGGCTCTCGCAGAAGATTGGCCTGTGGATGTTCCCAAACCGATGGAGACTTAAATGAAAACCGTCAACAAACCCAAAACTAAACCAAAAAGCCCAGACAGAACAGAACTAGCCGAATTGGTATTTGCGGGTATGCGAAACGGTCTAAGCGCCCACCAAGCCTGCAAACAAATCGGCCTGCCTCAAAGTACATTTAACCACTGGCTTAATGATGACTCTAAAATGGCGGCAGAGTACGCGCGCGCGAGGGAAGACTTAATCGAGCACATAGCCTCGGAGACCTTAAGAATTGCTGACACCCCTGTGGGAAGTACAGACAGCGGCGCAACCGATTCTGGCGCAGTGCAAAAACAGAGATTGCAGGTTGATACTAGAAAATGGCTTTTGTCGAAGTTGGCCCCGAAAAAATGGGGCGATAAGTTAGAGCTTTCCAGTGACCCAGAAAACCCACTGTTTGAAAAACTTGAACGTGTTGTAGTCAAAAATGGGTAAAACCCTACAAATCCACACTCCAGAATGGTGCTTGCCATTGCTTGAGCCAGCCCGATACAAGGGCGCATGGGGTGGTCGGGGCAGCGGTAAGTCCCATGCCTTTGCCGAGCTGATGATTGAGGAACACATCATCGACCCCAAGCGCAGAAGCGTTTGCGTCCGTGAAATACAGAAGTCCCTTAACCAATCGGTCAAACGCCTGCTGGAAACCAAGATTGAGGCCATGAATGCGGGGGCGTACTTTGAGGTACAGGATGCGGTCATCAAGTCCAAAAAGGGCGATGGGGCGATTATTTTCCAAGGGATGCAGAACCACACCGCCGACTCGATTAAGTCGCTGGAAGGGTACGACTGCGCTTGGGTTGAGGAAGCCCAAAGTCTGAGCCAGACCAGTCTTGACCTATTGAGACCAACAATCCGCAAGCCCAACAGCGAACTGTGGTTCACATGGAACCCTCGCCAGGAATCTGACCCAGTGGATTTTTTATTGCGTGGACCAGAGCCGCCATCCAGTGCTACCGTTATCAAGGTGAATTTTGGTGAAAATCCGTGGTTTCCACAAGTCCTGAAGGACGAGATGGAGTACGACAAACGGCGTGACCCTGACAAGTATCAGCACGTTTGGATGGGTCAGTACCTGCGAAACAGCAACAGCAGGGTATTCAGAAACTGGAAGGTTGAAGATTTTGATGCCCCACAAGAAGCAATCCACCGACTGGGTGCTGACTGGGGATTCTCTGTTGACCCGACAGTTTTGGTGCGCTGCCACATTATTGGGCGCACTCTGTACATTGACTATGAGGCGTACATGGTGGGTTGTGAGATTGTCAACACGCCTGAACTGTTCATGCAAGTGCCAGAGGCCGAGAAGTGGCCTATCGTTGCCGACTCAGCCCGACCAGAGACCATCAGCCACATGAAGCGCAATGGTTTTCCAAAGATCATGACAGCGGTCAAAGGACCAAAGTCGGTCGAGGAAGGCATCGAGTTCTTGAAGAATTACGATATTGTGGTTCATCCTCGCTGTATTCACACCATTGACGAATTGAGTCTGTACAGTTATAAATCAGACCCATTGACGGGGCGAATCCTGCCCCAGCTTGAGGACAAAAAGAATCATGTAATTGATGCTTTGCGGTATGCGTGTGAGGGCATCAGGCGGTCAGCGGTAACAAAACCAGCTACATTTACGCCATTGCCCAATGTCAAACGCTGGTAGATAATCGCCCCAAAAGGACAAATATGGCACGAATACCCAATGACCAACGCCTTGCCAATCTGCACGCTGAAGCACTGCGGCAGTTCAACGACATACAAACTGCGCTGCGGGATGAACGCCTGCAATGCCTGCAAGACAGACGGTTTTATTCTCTCTGCGGCGCACAGTGGGAAGGCCCATTGTGGGATCAGTACGAAAACAAACCCAAGTTTGAGGTCAACAAAATCATGTTGGCGGTCATTCGCATCGTCAATGAATATCGCAATAACCGCATCACCGTTGACTATGTAAGCAAAGACGGGACTGAAAACGACAGACTGGCAGAAGTCTGTGATGGTCTGTATCGTGCTGATGAACAGGCATCGGTGGCTGATGAGGCTTACGATAACGCCTTTGAGGAAGCTGTGGGCGGTGGTATTGGCGCATGGCGTTTGCGGACTGTCTACGAAGACGAAGAAGACCCAGAGAACGAGCGCCAGCGCATCAGGTTCGAGCCAATCTTTGATGCCGACAGTTCTGTATTCTTTGACTTGAACGCTAAGCGGCAAGACAAGTCAGATGCCAAGTATGCCTTTGTGGTCACCAGCATGACCCGTGAAAGCTACAAAGAAACCTACAACGATGACCCAACGGACTGGCCTAAGATCATTCACCAGTACGAGTTTGACTGGGCAACGCCTGATGTTGTATTTGTGGCTGAATACTACAAAGTTGAGGAAAAGACCGAGGTTATCCGCATATTCGAAGCCATTGATGGAACTGAGGAACGCTACACCCAAACTGACTTTGCGAACGATGAGACGCTAGAGGAAACCCTGATGGCAGTCGGCACTCGCGAGGTGCGCCAAAAGCGTATTAAGCGGATGCGGGTTCGCAAATACATCATGTCGGGCGGCAAGGTGCTTGAGGACGCAGGCTATATTGCAGGGCGAAACATCCCCATTGTGGTGGTCTACGGCAAGCGGTGGTTTGTGGACAACATTGAGCGTTGCATGGGTGCTGTGCGCCTAGCTAAAGATGCCCAACGTCTCAAGAATATGCAACTGTCCAAGCTGGGCGAGATTAGCGCACTGTCTAGTATCGAGAAACCCATCATGACCCCCGAGCAAGTAGCTGGGCATCAAGTGATGTGGGCAGAGGACAATCTGCGGGATTACCCCTATTTGCTGGTCAATCCGATTACTGGGCCTGATGGCAACACACAAGTGACTGGGCCATTGGCTTACACCAAGTCGGCAGCAATCCCGCCTGCGATGGCGGCACTGTTGCAGATTACCGAACAGGATATGCAGGACATTTTGGGCAACCCGCAAGGGGCTGACAAGATGGTTTCAGGCGTATCAGGCAAAGCGGTAGAGATGATTCAAACACGTGTGGATATGCAGACGTTCATCTACATGAGCAACTTCGCCAAGGGTATGAAGCGATGCGGCGAGATATGGCTTGGCATGGCAAAGGAAATCTACACCGAAGACAAGCGCAAGATGAAAACCATTGCGCCCACTGGTGAAGCTGGCATGGTCGAACTGATGCAACCTACGATTGACACCGAGACTGGTGCTGTGGTGATGGCAAATGACCTGTCCAGTGCCACGTTTGATGTGGTTGCCGAGGTTGGACCATCATCCAGCAGTAAACGTGCGGCCACTGTCAGGGCGTTGACTGGGATGCTGCAAATCACCCAAGACCCAGAGACCCAGCAAGTCCTGACTGCAATGGCAATGATGAACATGGAAGGCGAGGGCGTTGGGGATGCCAATGCTTATTTCCGCAAGAAGTTACTGCGTATGGGTGTTGTACAGGCAACCGAGCAAGAAGCACAGGAAATGATGGCCGAGATGCAAGGGCAGACCCAAGACCCGAACGCTGTATTCCTGCAAGCGGCGGCTGAAGAGGCAATCGCCAAAGCAGCCAAAGCCAGAGCGGATACCGTGGAAACAGTGGCGGCGGCAGAACTCAAACGTGCCCAGACGCTGGAAACTTTGGGCAAAGTCCAAGAGAACGCACAAAACATGGCATTGACAAATACCGAGGCTGTTCAGCAAATTCTGCAAGGGCAGATTGTTCAGCCTGTTGTCAGGTAAGAAAAAAAGTACGACAATCAAAACAACGGTTACCACCCAGCCGTTCAAAGTGGGTGAGTTGAATGGGGTCAAAGATGAATCAAAAGGCAGTAATTGATT